GCTGTATTCTGCGGTATCTACACCTAATATAGTCTGACGATTTCCTGGTTGGCCAACACGTTGGCTATTGACCAAGGCAGCATTGATTATGGCCGTGAATTGATCTTGCCAGTTCGCATTGGTTGGATCGGCCCAGTTCACGGTGACGTTGCTGAGATTTATATTGTTATAGTCTGTGACGTTTTCTGTGGTTTGGACGCTGAAAACTTTGAGGAATCCTGATGCAGCGACGTTGCGTTTGGGCGTGTAGCTCACTAAATTGGCTAAACGAACCACCGAATCTCGACGCTCGGCTGTGTCAATGTAGTTTTCGCGTGTGTTTAAGTCGGTACGGAAGGCCAGCGCCTGACCCATGAACGCCATCACATCCAGCAGGGCAATGAATTCCGAACTTTCTATGTAATCGTTGAATGTTTCAGGATAGTATAGGCGAAGATAATCTACGAAACTCTTTCGTAGGGTTTCAAAGTCGTAGCTTTGAAAGTCGGCTTCGCGGTAGGTCTGATAGATCCGTTTCCAGTCTTCAACCCCGAATATAGCAGTTTGTCGTGTAGTCTTAGCCATGGTCGTCCATTGTTCTTGTATTTATGGCTGCGGAAAACGGCTTAGTTATACATAGCTAGCAGTGCGAGTTTGTTGGTCAAAAAAGATGCTGAGCTGCTGGGCCGTGGTGCTAGGCAGTATGACTATTTCTATCTGTATCAAGATTCCGTTCTGTTGGTTGAATACCTGCACTTGCCCAAGTTGCAAACGAGGATCTCCCCCGGCCACACGCTGGATTTCAGCCAAGATACTGTTGTCAGTTTCCGAAGTTTGATTTTCAAATAAATTGTCCCATAGCGCAGTACCGTACTGTGGGCGACCAGGTATCTGTCCTTGGCGTATGTTGAATGCATTTAATAGGTCGCGCTTGACCAATGGTGCGTCAATCAGCGTGAACTTTTTGAACTGATTTTGCGTGTTAAAACCAATGAATGTGGGCATAGTAGTGTATTTAAGCCGTTGGTCTGCCGGGCGCGAACCGGAATACCCCATCTTCGTTGGTGGTAGATGGAGCAGTAACATTGGCAGTACCCACAGTGTTAGCACCGCCAAAATCTATCACAGGTATTTTTTCATTACCAATAATTTCAGTCACTGCTTGATCCACTGCATCGCGAACAGTGGTGCCTGTTGCCCCTAGCAACGAAGGGATAGAGCTGATAGCACTACTATTACTGGACATGAAATCAATCGCATACTGTCCCTGGCGTGCGCTTATGGTCAGTAAGTTTGCTGTGTTTGTGTCTATTCTCCCGGCTATCCAGGCAAGCACGGTATCAACACCATAGTGCGCAGCCGGTTGTAGGAACGTGGCTTCAAATCGTGCGGTCTGATTACCAGTGAAAACTCCTGCATCTACCAATCCCTGATATGCACCAATCATCAAATCTATTTGAGCTTGATTTTGCAAATCGGCATTGCTGAGGTAATCAATGAGATTGGTAATTCCATTTAATCCAGACCACACAGCAGGGCTGCTTAATACCACCGAAACCAAACTAGGATCCAGTATCAAATTAGCTGTGGCTGGCAGCAGATAGCCAGTTAAAATTAAACTGTTTACGCTCTGGCCATATAAACCTATGCCCCTGATGCCTAGTTCGGTACCTGTATATACCGGAAAGCCGTCAAGATTATACTGCCAGCCAGTTAGGAGAACGTTATTTTCATCAAACGCCGGATAGATGTCAACTGTTTTGGCTTGTTGCGCTAACATGGCGGTGACTTGTTGTTCTGTGATCATTAAGTTTCCTATGTTAAGGAGAAATAGTGCCGGCTGCGTCAATGCTATTAGTCACAGTTCCTCGAGCCAATCGTTCAGCAGCGGCAGCGGCTGTGTCTGGTGAAGTTGCGGCTTGTGATCCCGGCGGTATAGAAGTAGTAGATGGCAAAGTTTTTAGATAATCCGAAGAATTCAAACCATTAGAAATAGCAGCCGATTCTACCCTAGCATACAATGCTTGTGCTTGACCCAACAATGAATTGGCGGGGGCAGGTGCATCTTCGGTAGTAGTAGCATCTGTATTGATGGTTAGATCCACACCTTGATTATGATAAGGATATGGCTCGTGCGTGGGTGCCCTGGTCACTATGGTTTCCAAAACTCTAGGCCTTGATACCCATCCTTGATTGGCCACAAAAATCGTGTCGCTCAGTAGGTATCCTTGCTGTGAAGTTGGGGTAGTAACAGGAATGGTACTACCACCATTGAGATGTATCACACCTGCCTGTAACACCAAACTATTGCCACCGTTCCAGCTACCAGCTTTGCTGGCCATGGCCAACTTGCCATCACTTTTGAGATTCAAGGCTACCTTGCTGTATGCAGTCAATCTACTGGTACCAATCAAACTCATGGTGGTAGAGGCTTCTAGAGCCATGCTGGTTTTACTTTTCATGCGTATGGTGGTGCCTGAGTACATGTTGATGCCACGATCTGCATGCATGTTCAACTGGCCTTGAGTACGCAAGTTGATGCTATTGGTACTGAACAGGTCTACGGAACCTTCTTTGCCAAACTCTAACCAGGTTTGACCATTAGCATGGATGATATAAAAACAGTTACCATCATCACTCATAGTGATCTGATGACCTTTGGCTGTACGGATTCGCACAAGGGCATCTGTGCCTGCGATGTCTCCATCATCCATCACAAAGGTATGTCCACCTCGACGACCAATGATCACTGCATCTTGTGGCTGTACTGTGCCAGATTGCAATTTTGACTTGATAGTAGCATCATCAAGACCGCCTAGAGCTCCACCGTAGATAGGACGACCAGGCGTGCTGATACCGTATACTGTGCTGGGACTTTCTCGTTGGGCGCTGCTGCGTATGGGACCGCGCACTGGATCCCTATTGAGTCCTTGTTGCAACAGCGTACCTGCCACCACGCTTTGCAATGGTTTTCTTTGATCAAAAAATCTTGGGTTACCAGCGATAGCAGGATCATTGTAGTTGATCTCAGAGACCGGGGCTAGAGGTGTGTTGACAAAGTAACTGTCTTGGCTTTGATTGTTTAACACATATTTGCTACTGGACCCAATGGCAGGAACCATGTGATTGGTCTGCTCTCCTGGTATGCAACCTAGATAATAGCCTTTGAGTGGATCTCCTCCTACAAAAAAGCACAACACCTCAGTACCTAAATCCGGCGCTGTAAACCACATACCGTAGCTGTTGCTGTTGCCAGGGTAAGTGCCTGTTCCGGCAGCTGGTCCGCCATTGGCAGTATAACCAAAGAACGGTGGGCAGTATCTCACTGAACGCCATAGTTTGTTGTTCTTAAGATTGGGTTTGCCATCGGCTCCAATCTCACCAAATTGTTCAATGTAGACCTGCAGGAGTCCGCTGCGTGAAGCATCATAGTTGTTGACCACTATGCCAACATAAGGCCCCATTTCAGCCGGCGTATTGCCACGCTCGAATGTGTAATTACTTGGTCTTCCTCTGCTGCGTATATCGTTAGTTGACATATTGATTCTTTTTAGGGTCCTTCAGTACCAAATGCTTGATTCAAGTTGTCTTGGTTTTCTTGCGATAACGCATCATAACCGTAACCCGAATCATCAGTGCTTGCTCCAACTTGTGTGTTGTTGTCGGGGGCAGCATCTTGTCCTGTTACCACACGTTCATTGCTGGAGAAGGGCTGATTAGTTGTGGGGTCGATGCCCGGTGTATTTACTGTGCCAACTGTCTGGCCGCTAGAAGTAGGAGCCTGTGGTGGTGGTATTACCCTAGTGACCAAACCTCTAATGGCTTGATCGGTAGCTGCTGACGCTGCCCTGACCACAGGTGCATACAGCGGATTGGCCACTGTGGTTCCGGGCACAAAAGGTGTATTGCCTGTACCAAATCTTGTTTGTCCAAATACCTGCTGTAGTTCCTGGCCTTGCTGTTCCAAGGAGGTAAGTTGGTATGCCGACGATGCTGAAGTGGGTGTGGCATAGCGTTGGCCCACGCCAATGAGTTTTTGTGTGAACTTTCCACGTTCAAACATGCTTTCAACCACTGTGGCTTGGAATAGAAAACTCTGTCTGGCCCTTCCTGGATCATTTTTGGTACGGTCGGCATTGAAGTTATTTTTGCCCGCATCTATTAGACCTGTGTTGAGATCATAATCCGTTGGCTTGTTGAACAGAACTTCAAACAACACCTGCTGGCTATCAAAGTTTATGGTGCCATCTGGCGCGAACGCAGAAAAGTTCCAGTTGTCTGGGCGCTGACCAGCAAAAGATTCTCCCTGTTGCAACCAAGCGGGATCTCCTACTATGGACATATCTACTGTGCTTAGATCCGAAGGGTTGTAAAGATAATCAGCTAAGTTAGCAGCCGGTTCATTCACATAGCCGCCGGCTTGTTGGCTGCTTTCAGAACTGTTGGGACTGAAATTATACTTTTGCAAGGTGTTTACATTTGCTGTTTGTTTTGCCAAGAAGTTGGCATAACTTCCACTGAGCACCTGGGTATATTGATTGTTATATCTTTGCACATAATCCAGGACCTGTGTGTTTTGTCCGGTAAACCAATAGTCGTAAACTTTATGCACACCTTTGAAACTAGGCTGTGGAAAGTAAGGAGGTGGTGCATCATTGATACGATAAGGACTAATGATATACTTCATCCGATAAGCATAATCGTTTCTTTTTTGATCCCATGCGATTGGATATGCTTCAAAAGATACTTTGTACCAGGCTAGATTGCGGGCACCTGTGTTGGCGGTTTCCCATTTGTTGGTCTTTTCGTTGTATTTGTACAGTTGCTGATCTTGTATGTAGGTGCTGTTGCGCACCAAGGCTTCGATGGCCTGCACTATTTGTGTTCCTGCTATTATGCCATCAATCCTGGTTGTTGGATCCATGGACAAGTTACCCAACAAACTTTGATCTGGTGTTCTTGGTATAGGCTTACCAGCATAACTTGCGTCCAAACCAGCAGCACCACCTTTGCTGATCTGAGCATTTGGGATTGAGTCGCCTACAAATTCCACCTCATACACATCTGCTACTTCGTATATCCTAGGCACTAGATTTTGTTGGAATTGATTCATAGCCGTGAAAAGACCTTGGCGTATTGATTGATTTTTAGACGGTGCAGCTGAGGCATTTTGAGGTGCCGGCACAGTGCCACCGGCTGCGGCTATCAGGTCCTGACCTTGTTGATCAAGATTTTGAGAATATGGATTGCTAAAAGCATTGCTCACAAATGATGCTGGTCCTGTGAGTATGTCTTTGACTGATTGTCCGCTTAGTTCTAAGTTATAGGGGATAGTGCCACGGTTGGTTCCCACAGAAGTCGAATATTGAAAAGGCGCGGCAGTGATTTGATATTCCACTGCTTTACTACCCACCTGGAACTTGAGATCGTTGAGTGCAAAAGGATAAAACTTTTCAACGAATGCGCTTTCATCTGTGGATCCGTCTACCTTGGGCACACCGCCGCGCACTAGATTTCCATTGACATCATACCCATAAAATCTTATGACCAGCAGATAGTTTGC